GTGTAGCTGTGTACATCAAAGCCTGTAGCTACCTCTTTAATTGCAACCTTATCCTGACTGAGAAATGCAGCTACACGAAACTCTAACTGAGCGAAGTCAGCTTCACAAATCTGTCCACCATCCCAGCGAGAGACAAACACTTTCTTAACTGGAAATGTACCACCACGTGGCATGTTCTGCATGTTAGGATCAGCACCAGACAACCTGCCTGTACCTGTCCTGTGTTGTAGTAGACGTACATGCAACATACCATCAGGCTTTACATAGGTAGCTATGCCCTCAACAAAGCTGGACAGGTATGTATCCAGAGCAGACAACCTGCGTACTCTCTGTAGAAACATCTCAGCATCATACATACCTCGTGATCTGGCTATGCCTTCTAAATATATTAGAGTATCCTTACTTGTACTGAAGCCATTGGCACTTACCCACTTAGCATCAGGTGCATTGAACCTCAACCCAGCTAACTCTTTTCTGTCACGGTACAGATACCCTGCACTGCCACACTCAGGACAGTTGTTTGTATTCTTATATGGTGAGCCATCCTTACGCTTCTTACGTATCCAACCATGACCCATGCACTGTGTACAGACAACAGCATACTGTTTATACAGAGGTAAAGTCATCTGTCTTATGTTTGCTAGGTGTTGCCTATCAGACACACGATCATCATATGCTTCAGACCAGACCTTCTTATCAAATACCTTACGGCTAAATATAATCCAAGACAATTGCTCTGGGCTGTTAAGATTGATGGGTCTGTCACCCATGAGTTCCTGTACCTGTTTCTCTAGCTGTACTGTAAGCTCCTGCTTTTCTGCCTCAAACTCTTTGCGTACCTCTTCAAGTGCTTCCATGTCTACCTTGAAACCTCGTTGGTATATACGAGCTAGGTGTACAACTAAGTCATTGGTCAGTCGTATTGTATCTACCAATGTTCTACCTGTACCATATGTATACTGCCTGTCCTGATGCCTGAACAACTGCTGTGTTGCATGCAGATCAGCAATAAGATACTCAGACAACTCATCATGTGGTATCTCTGATACATTCAGTCCTTGCTTGAAGTATTCTTTCAGTGTGTCCTGCTTCTGTGTATGTAGCTGGTGTCTTTCTGCACATGCTTCAAGAGACAGTGGTTCTTTCTGCCCACGCTGTAGTATGTACTCACCTAACATGGTATCAAACACTCTGCCATCATAGGTAAAGCCTGACTCCCACAGCCACATCAAATCGTGTACTGCATTGTGAGCAACTAAACGAGTAGTACGATCAAGCATCTTCTGTACTATCTCTCTGCCATTTTCTGTGGGGGGATGCTCTGTGTGGTCAAACGTTACAATTTGCTCAAGCCCAGTACCATCTAGCATCCCCACCATAACAAGTGTATTCTCTGGTTCGAATGGATCAAGGTGCATCTTGCCATTCCTTTTAACTACTGTGTTCTCTACGTCTAGGATTGTTATCATGTTGGTTGTTCCTTTTTACTTGGGGTTAAACGCTTTCGTCATCTTTTTTACCACGTCTATCTGTTGGTTGTCAACCTTAGATAAAACTTTTACTGCATCATAGGAACTCATCTTGAACCACTCTCCTCTACGTTCCTCTGCTACAGTGTCAGCAAGAAGGTGTGCCTCTGCCTCTGCTGTACGCCTGTCACTGAAGAATACTTTATGTAAAAGTACATAGTCTCTGAGTGGGCTGGATGTCTGATAACTGTTAAGCCTGTCTTCGGCATCAACTGCCATGCCTATCTTGACCCAACCATCCCATGCTTTGTTTACTATTATGTATACGTCACCCTCTTTAGGCTTATCGTATAAATCGTATACCTTTTTATTAATGTAATGTACTCTTGATCTAAATGTTGTCATACTACATACCTCGCTGTTTTGTATTCTAATTCGCAATGGACAATACCATGCCAGCCTGACAGTTTATTCTTAACTAGGTTCAGGTGACGCATCGTATCCTCTTCGTCTTGCCCTTCTACTGGTGGGTTCTTTGCAATCAGTATCATCAGGTCAGCTTCTGCCGCCTTACCTGTACGTGAGCCTTCCATCATGGCCTGATTGAGTACCACCTTATTCTCTGCATCAGCAGATAACTGTGACATGTAGAATATTGCACACTCATGTTGCTTGGCTATTTGCCTAGCATGTATGGCGTTAGCCTTGAGTGCCTCATCTGTTCGGGCAAAGCCCCCTGTCTTTGCAAACTTGTCTCCCATGTCTAAGACTACGATGTCAGGCTTGTAGGATTTACAAATACTCTCAACCCACGCCATGTCCATATTGGTAGAGTCTTTAAACAATATTTTTTCTCTTACCTCTCCATATATTTCCATCGCCTTTTCTTTGTTTTTTACAATCTGATGTTTGTCCATTCCTGTTGCCGCTGTTATGTATCTGTGTACTACCCGATGGTATCCCTCTTCGTTACATAACACTATACACTTAGCACCCTGTCGTGCAAAACCATTCGGGCCTGCAACTATAGATGCATGGAAAGATGTTTTACCTGTGTTGGGTCTTGCACCTACCTCAATCAAGTGGCCTGCGTTAACTCCTTCTATTTTACGTGTAAGAGTAGGCAGATTAAATGTCCACTGAGACTCAAGATTTGTCATAGCAAGTATAGTATCTAGGCTAGTGTCTTCCCACTTTATATTTAAGTTAGGTGTGAAGTCATCAGCATACTGTTCTAATAGTATTCGTAGTGGTTCAAGGCTAGTCTTGTCACCGTTTACATAGTCAAAGCCAAGGTTAGCAATGTCTTCTCCTATTACTTGTTGGAATAATTTAGACAATACTTCCTGTGCTATGTCATTACCTAGTGGCGGCTTGCTCGTTATCTGTGTAAACAAAGCACTGTATGCCTGCTTCTGTGCCGTAGTCATTGTCGGATTGTTGGCCATAAATAGTGACTCTATCTCAGCAGGTGTAACTGTACGTTCATACCTATGCATTGCAGCATCGACTGCTTCCTTAATCTTTCGTACATCCTTGCTGAACAATCTGTTGGGGCATCTAGCTCCACGATGCTCATCGTAAAAGTCTTTGTCCATTAGACTGCGTATTAAACTTAGTTCCATTATTGTTCTCCTATGCGTGTTAGATTTTGTAGGTCATCAGGGTTTCTGTATTTCAAATCATCGTGTAGTTTTAAGACACGTACTGTGTCTACATATCCTCTTAGTTCTTTAGCAAATTGCAGTGTTTTACGTAGGGCATCTGGGTCTAGTGCTATTACTGCCGTTGAGAACTGTGAGAGATACCTTTTGTGTGCTTCTGATAATGACGTACCCAACACTGCAACCCCTACATATACATGACTACCAACAACAGCGGCACTCACACAGTCCTCAACAACTACTGCGACACTACCATAGCCGTAAACATATGGCAAGTCATTCTTTCCATATCGTTTCCATTTAGGCAATCGTTTACCTAAACTTCTTCCTGTAGCATCAACAGTGTGGCCATTATGCACCACTGGAAACACTACCCTATGTTCTCGTACATCATACAACAAGCCTAGCTTGTCAGCATCTAACCCCCACTCACTACAGTAAGGAGCAATAGCCTTTGTGTCACGTACTAACCACTCAGGTTTATCGAACTTAGGGATACCTCTAGTCTCCGACACAGTCTTACCTAATGACTTACGTATGTCATCACTAGATAAGTGTACTCTTCTACCACCTGACACAGTACACCCAGCCTTGTAACAGTTCCATACAATAGAACCCATGTTGTTTGTAATAGTAAATGTCTTCTTACCATTACACTCAGGACAATCTATTCTTTTTGTATCACCATTTATAAGTGTTATATCATTTAATATTTTATTAATATTCATTATGTATCACTTTCTATGTTACTCACAGTGTTCGATTGTACAGATACATTTCTACGTGTCAAGGCTTCATTTGCAGAAGTGTACGTATTTTTTAAATAGGGTTTCACAGAAGCCACATTAGCATGGCCTGTCACTGCCATAATATTAGTCAAGGGTACACCCTTATCTACCATCTGTACTACTCCTGTCCTACGTAAGTCCATTAGTCGTAGTCTCTCAGACAGCCCAGCCTTACGCATGACAGCCCTTCCATTTTTTGAGAACCTTTGCATCGCATAGGGATAGAACACGCCACGAGTAGGCGTTACATGAGGAGCTACATACCTTTGAAAGCCAAAGTCTTTATGCTGTTCATGTAACATCGACATCAGGTCATCTGATATGGGCAGGAATACCTCTGCCCTACGTTTGCTCTGCTCTAATGTTAATACTTTATCATCAAAGTCGATGTCTTCCCACTCCAATGTACGCATGTCACCTATTCTTTGACACCACTCATACGTCATCTGTATGATCAGGCCAATGTTTCTAGTGGTGAAGTCAGAGTAGGCTACGTCAAGAAACTTGAGTACGTCTTCGTGCTTCCAGACTACCTTACGTTTGATCTCAGGCTTACGTTTGATACTAGTGAAAGGATTCTGGATAGCATACTCCATCTCCACAGCATAGTTAAACACTCTGGATGCACAGGTAGCTACATGATTAGCGAAGCTGACACCTCGCCTGACCCACTCCTCGTATGCCCACTTAGCTTTCCTAGAGGTGAAGCCTGTAAACTTCTCATTGCCTACTGAAGCAGACACCACCCCAAGGAAATACTTGTAGTCATTCTTAGTTGTATCTCTAAGCATATCAAAGTCATTAGACCTGTAGTACAGTTGCACTAAATCATTTATGCTTACCATCTTATTCATTTAGTTTCTTCTCCAACATAACTAAGAGTGCCTCTATCTCAGATGCTTTCTCTCTCACAGTAGGTCGTGACTTGTGTACGGCATCTGTCTTTATGAGGTTAGCTACACGCCTAATCCTATATAGTATTACATCTACCTCTTTACTCTTGTCAATTTCTTCAGCGGTTTTATCTGTCCAGTGTCTGTGTTCTGCCCATTTAGCCATTGTCTATAGTCTCCTCTATTAAAAAGTTTACAGTTCTCAGTCCTTCCTCATGCCTGACCATCAGGTAATCAAATGGACATGTCTTTAGCCATGCATGTAACTGCTCCTCCTGTGACAGGAGATCCCATTCAGCCTGCGTGTTACCATGCAGTGACTTCACAGGGTGTGTGCTACTCAGTATTACTCTTCTCATTCTTCCACTCCATGTTCATAGTTTTTCAGTAGCATTTTTAACTCTAGTACACCTGTAGTTTCTATATTCTTTTCTACCCACTCGTATACTAAATCTAGTACCTCACCATCAGTTAACTCTTCATCCATCTTTATTCTCCTTGTAATAATTACACCTATCAGGTGTGTGATTTATGTCACAGTCAGGGTATGAAGGGCAGTCATTATGTACATACTCATACCACCCTTCGTTAGCACCCTGCCAGACAGTGACTGTCATGTTACGTTCACTGTCTAGCGTAGCTGTTACCCAACCTGCCAATGACTACTCATCACCAAACGATGTAAAATGAAACTCAAGTCCATCAACGTAAGGCAGGCGTCTATGCCAGTACTCTACCAGTTGAGCAAACTCCCATATGCCATGAACATTCTTGTCTATAGCGACAATCTCATACTCACGATCTTCAACTGGGATCTCCTCACGTTCTTTTATTTCATCATTCCACCTAGTCTTATCAAATGATCTGATTGTTACTGTGTCTATATTTATATACATATTTTTTCCTCCTATATGTAACTCTAATCATAGAGTCCTTGCTCTAAACATTGCCAAGCACACTCATAGGCATGATCCCAATTTGTATGGTAGCCTGTGTGTATGTCATCATCAGCCAGTCTTATAGCCCAATGATTTAAACTAGGCTCGTGATTAAGATCTAACTCCATATGTTGCCCTCCTTATGCGGCTAGTTGATTAAATTGTGGACTGTCTATCCACTTGGATACTTCCAACTCACGATTGAACATGCTGATATTCTTAGTATCATAGCCTGTGTTACGTAAGCTGAAACCATTGCGTTCATCTGCCCATGAACTGTAGTTAGTAAAGGCAGAGTACACTGCGTACTTGTTCTGTCCACGTACTGATGCTTCAGCACAACACAACTCATACATCTTCTCAGCCTTCTGCTTAGACGGTATCATAGACTCAAGCATAGCCTTGACCTCGTAAAGACCTACTCTCTGCCTAGCCCATAGCTGTAGCTTCTCAGCTTGCTCATTAAAGCTACGCTGACTGTCACGTAACTGCATCTGGAACACATCAAAGCTAAAGCCTGATGTATGCTTACGCTTCACCTTGTCATGCTCACCAGAGATGCATCCGTTGGTACAAAAGCTGTCAATCCAACCATGTAGACATAGGCTACTGCATGATGAGTCTACTCCGTGTAGGCTGATGATCCTCTGACTTACCTCAGTCTCATGCTTAGATGTACGTATAAAGTTGGTAACTTTAGGTAGTACCATGTCCATCATAGTCCACCCACCATTACGTGCAACTCTCCACCTAACTTGGGCATCCTCTAGTGCATCCTCACCCAGAGTATCCACTACTGTGTCAACTACACCATTGTAGTGTTCAGGGTGACTGACGCAGGTGAAGTCTTTGCCTACTACATTCAGGTATTTACCTGTAGTTTTGTTGATGACATACTTCTTATCATCTACCTTCGTATCCTCAAAGGCTATGTCAAAGTCTATTGACTCAGGTACTGTAAAATCAAATGGCATTATGTATTCTCCTCATCGTTTAGTTTCTCTTGTTGATCAGCAAATGTACCCCACTGTTTAGTCCAGTCATCTACCTTGTCTTCAGCCGCCTTCTGTAACTCAGGGGTTGGCATATCAATTATAATTTTCATAGTGTATTCTCCTTTATTGTTGGTTAACGCATGGCAACTGTGCCTTACTTATATGTTGTATCACATCTTTTATGGGGTGTCAACTAAGTTCTAAAAACTCTTCTGCCATACCATCATGTTCAGCCCACGTAAATGGATCTTCCAGTACACGATACGTAGCTAGTGGCTTGAGAGTCTGTGTCCTGCCATTACGCACAGGGTACACAGTGATCCACATCTTGCCGTCATTATCATCTGTCCACATCTGCATATCACAGTGTTCACCCATGCTTACCCAATCATCCTCTGGGTATTCCCATATTATGTCTTGGTCGTTCATGCTACTAACTCCTCCTATTATTTATACTAATTCTGGGATATACCACGGGCCTAATGGTTTTGTCACCAAGTCATCTTTGTATATGCCCTCTTGTAACCACTCAGGCATAGACCTGTTCTTACTCCAACGTGCAAAGGACATCTTGTCACGCTTGTAGAACTGTCGATAGGCTATGATAGGCCAATCCTCATCTGTCTTGAGGTCATCGTGACCTGAGAAACACTGAGGGTGTGGTGTCTTTCTGCCCTGTGGTATATAAGCAACACCTTCATGAAGAGAGTCATAGTGTTTTGCACAGCCATGTTTCTTGCCATACCTGTGTGTATACTCATCGAGCATGGCATCATACAATAGCCAAGCATATCGGTAGTTAGCATTAGTCTCCATAGCCCACAGAGTACATGGATGCTTCTGATGCACAGGCTTGTACAGCCCACGCCTTTCCGCATACTCTGGCCTGTGATGCCACAGTGCAGTGCATAACATCTGTGCTTCTTCGAGTGGCATTTTTACTATGTGTTGGTCACACAGTGACTGTGCTATGTCTTTAGGGTCGTGATATAATATAAATCTATTCATGTCATTGTATCCTCAATGGTGCTTCGTGAATGTTTTCCATCCCAACATAATCGTTGGAAGGGTACTCTTTATTAAACAGAAACTCAACGTCACTGTCTGGGTGCTGACGCATTACTAATTCCATAGCAAAGATCGTAGCAGATTCCCAGTCTTGTACGGCAGGGTAAGTGTCATCTAACCTGACGACACTTTCCACACCATCAATGGCAACGCCTATTTCATATGCCATTACTGCCATACTATGCGGCTTTCCACGTAACTTCCATACCATTTGTTAGTATCTTAGTCATTTCATCGTCAGCTTTCTGAGCTTCACTAGTATGATACAATTTTCTTGCATCAAGATCTTTGAGAGTTAACTCAACCTTAGTACGTCTTACTCGTTTCTTGTTCAACAAGCCCATAGACTGTAGTAGTCGCACTCTGTATTGAATACGATATTCATATTCATTAAGCATATGAGCAATCTCTTTTATAGACATAGTAGAATAGTTCTCAAGAATAACCTCATCTTGTGGGTAGTAGTTGTATGTGAAAGCTTTAGCTCTGCCAAAGTGTACTACGTGTCTTGCATATAGTGATGGGTTAGTTTCTTTGATAGGTGTTGGTATAGTCATAGCTGGATTCTCCTCTGTTGCTATTGGGGTTGGTTTAATTCTAGTAGTTTTAAAAATTGCTTGTGTCATATTATGCTACCTTTCTATGTGCATATTTCTGTTTACGTAGTTTCCTACGCTCTTTCTTCCACTCATCTGAGTGCTTCTTAGTCTGTCCGACATCGGACACTCTAACCTTTATTGTCTTTTCAAGATTCATTCTCTCGTATCGCATTTCTATTATCCTCCTTGCGGTTACGTTTAGCCTTGCCACCCTTCTTAGGTGGTATGACTTTGGGTGATTGACGTTCCTGTAGCATAGCCTTTGCAACAGGGTTACGATGTATAACAGTTTTACGTTTCATCATGATCTCCATGTTCTGACTACCCAATATAGTATCAGTAGTTGTATTGTCAACTTAATAATTTCAGACCACTCAAATAACATCAGGCTATGCCATGCATCTCTCTCCAAGCTACCCAAGTGATAGCCTGAACATGATATGCTTTGTACTTAGTGCCTAGCTTTCTATTGATAGCCTTGGCTGTCTCTATGTATGCTCCACGAATAAGCTTGAACTCACCCTTGGTGACATTAGTTTTAGGGTCGGTCAGATTGTATCTGATGCCGTGATAGATATTCTTAGCGTGTCCATCTATGCAACAGCTATCTTCACCCATTATACATTCGTAGAAGGCTACAATCTTTTGCCCTGATAGTGTCTGTTTAACTTGTCCAACGTTGGACAGTTGAAGTATGGATAGTGCCTTAGTCTTCATCATACCATAGGTACATACCTTGACTCGCCAGACATTGGCAAAGGCATTGGTTGTGTATGCTTCGCATAGATTACGAGCATCCAGTATGTTACGATCCCACTTGTTATTCGGGGATAGTGCAGAGACTACGCCAACCACTTTCCACAGAGGTAGTCCAGTGTCCACAGCTATCTTATTACACTCTCGCTTGGCACGTTTGTACCATGCTACACCATTACGTATAGTCTCAGGTGATGCTCTGTTGAACATCTTCATTATGTTGTTAGTCATACATCTTCTCCACAATATTTATCCCATTCCTCTGGTGTAATACCAGTCTTGATAAACTCACGATCATCCAGACTTGCATCAGGCATTGCAGTACCAATGTTTTCACCATCACGCCATCGGATTATTTGCCAGTTAGTGACAGGTATCTCACGAGTTGTGATGTTACCAGTAAGCATTGATTGTTTAGCTATTCGCATTTTAACTCCATTTAATTTGTCCAACGTTGGACGTTTTCATTTATCTTACTACATATACATATAATAAAATAGTATTCGTAAAACACTCATACTATTTATATTATTGTATATAGTAGAGCTATCTCAGATAATACAATAAGCAATGTTACTATTATAAATAGTAGTGACAATAATGCCGCAGTATCAAGTAATAATCTAAATATCATGACGTAATCCTTTTACAATTATACAAGTATCCATCTATCTCGTACTCAGTGTCTAATATATCCATTGGTTCAGGCCAAGGGAAGGTGATGTACATAGCAATGAAGAACATTGCCATGCACAAGATTGCTATGAAGAAAGCTGTGATTTGTTCACGTTCAAGCATTGGTGATCACTTTCCAGCCAGCATCAGATACTGCTACATCATAGCTTGTTACCTTTGTTTTACCCTTTGGGGTAACATCTGATTTTGTCTCATACTGTAAGTAAACGTTTATGAGATTTACAATCTCCTGTGGATCTATATTGTGATCTTTACAGGTTGCCATAACTTGTTTCACAAGATCGTTGGCATTGGTAGGTAACTGAGCTTGTCCAACATTGGACTGTTCAACTTCGTTGGAAGTAGCTTCACTAGGATCAGTTGCCTTGTCTTCAGTTGAAAGCGTAGCTTTGTTAGCTTTACTCATTGCTAATTGCAATGCAGTGAGTGATGTATAACCCTTTTTGCTTTCAGCAATAAAGGCTTGGCAATCTTTCAGATTGTTATAGAACCACTTAGCTTCCGCTAACCTTCTACGGTCAATCTTCAACAGTCCACAGTCTTTCTTGGTACTGTTGTTTTGCTCTATCTGTGTCATCAGAAAGCCTAGTCTAACCCATAAACCCTGTGGGTTTTTATCTGAGCCATTGAACTGAGATACATTTACAATGTCTCTCTTGAACTGATTAGCATCCTTACGATCTCTGCTACGCAGTTCCTTTGCAATAGCTTGACCTTCGGTTTCGAGAGTACCAAGTTGATTTGTAGTATTTTCCATTTGTTTTATCTTTCTATCTATTACTGTTTATATAAGAGAATATTTAAGATCTCTCAGTAAACATGAGATCCTTAAATATTATCTTTATAAACTATAGTAATAGCTAGAGTTGTCAAGTTGTCTCGTGATGTGGCATGGTGTCGCACCTTGTTTGCTCAACACTGTGTGATGTCATCTGCCACCTTCTCGGTGGGGGTATAGTATAATTAGCATCGGCCTTGCAACACACTCTTAGTGTGGTATTCTTGCAACAACACTCATACTATTGTATGGCAACTGATTGCATATCACTTGTCACCTTCAACTAAGTAGTTGATTTTGTTACATATTCTATGGAATATGAAGGGTTGAGACACTTTTTTTGCTACAAAACAGAGAAACACCAAAGGTGACTGCTGGATTTGCCTCATATGACAGGGGTACGCATGGGCCACCCACCCCACGCTAGATACTATATACATATATCTACACAGATCTGGAAAATAGGGTGTTAACCACAATGTATATAGTCGAATACACACAATGGTTGGGTGAATTTGTGATCACATAATGTGGTATCTTTGCACGTTATTTTAATATAATATATTTTATGGGTTGACATGGTTTTGTAAATGTGTAAAACTATGTATAACACAACACAACACTTAAAGTGTTACATTAAAACTATATAATAGTTATAAATATATTATACTTATATGTAACACTTTAAATGTCTTTCAAAAAAGATTAGAATACACTATAAATGTAACACTTTAAGTGTTATATTTGTATTAATATAAATTAGGTATTGACATTGAAGAGAAAATCAGTAAAACTATACACAGACAAAGTATTAGAAACATTCTATGACATGCTATTACGTGGTAATGTAGATAATTTACATATACCGCATAGCGATGTCTTCTACGTAAGGGCAGCATGTGAGGCTCACTTCGGTGAGAAGTTTACTTTAGAGCGTATAGAGAACGCAATGATAGCTGAAGGCTGGAAAGAGAGATCATACAGTGACCCGAACTACCAAGACAAAACCAAAAGCAAAGTCAAAAGTAAATGAATCAGGTAATTACACTAAACCTGCCCTGCGTAAACGAATATTCAGTAGAATTAAAGCAGGCACTAAGGGTGGTAAAGCAGGTCAATGGTCTGCACGTAAGGCTCAGATGCTAGCTAAAGCATATAAAGCTGCAGGTGGCGGTTACAAAAGCTAGATGCCCTACTTACAGAGTAACATCCCATACTTCAAGGCATGGGTACGCAGAGAATATACATGTAATTTTGAACGATACCACGGTGAGTTCCTACATTGCATGGTAATAGCTGTGACGACTATGCCAAATAGATCACTGAGCTTCCAAGTCATCTTTACTGGTTGCGAATCAGATGATACAGACGAACCTAACGTACACGGTGGAGCAATGTGGGCGAGAATGCCTATTACTGCACTCGTAGGTGACACACCCGTAGAGGAGTGGGCAGAAGAGTTGCCAGCATACGCAGCACAGCCTTGGGATTGTATGTCACATGATCACTCAGTCTACGTGTTGAACAGGGCTACACCAGCCCCTTGGATGGCGAAAGTAGACGGTGAGTTCTATCCAGCTAAATACCTATTCACTGTAGACTACACAGGATCAGAGATAGCAGATGACCCTGCCCAACATAAACAGAGCCATGTATTAGAGCTAGTAGACGCAGGTAGCTACACAGGAAACATTGTAGCATTACCAAATAACAGAGTTAGAGTGACACATCCTGCGTGGTTTGAGACAGGAGAAGGTGCGCCAGACTTCAAACCTAGTCAGAGAGTATTTCACTCTAAAGATGATTTAGAATATGTGTGGAATACAGGTAGAGTATTTGATAATCTGTATAACGAGGAATAGTAATAATGAAGAAACCTCAAAAGTCATTAGCTAAATGGACTAAACAAGATTGGAGAACGAAATCAGGTAAACCTTCCGCTAAGACTGGAGAAAGGTATTTGCCTGCTAGTGCTATTAAGTCTCTATCTAGTTCTGAGTATGCAGCGACTACTCGTAAAAAACGAGAAGACACAGCTAAAGGTAAACAATTCAGTAAACAACCTAAAAATATAGCTAAGAAGACTAGCAAGTTCAGGAGAACATAAATGAGTATAACGTATAGAGGTGAAACGTTTGCAGGGTATAACAAACCTAAACGAACACCTAAACATCCTAAGAAATCTCATGCAGTTCTTGCTAAAGAAGGATCAAAGATTAAACTTATAAGATTTGGACAGCAAGGCGTTAGAGGAGCAGGAAAAAATCCTAAAACAGCAAAAGATAAAGCAAG